ATAGAAACTGCATTTAACGTAAACCTTAATTTACAGCACTTGTTAATGGACATACAGGATGTTCGTGGTCGTATAAATAGTAGTTTTTATGCTGATTTGTTTCTTATGTTGGCTAATGCTACTGATACAAGAATGACTGCAACAGAAGTAGCAGAACGTCATGAAGAAAAGCTGCTTATGTTAGGGCCAGTATTGGAACGATTACATAATGAGTTATTAGATCCATTAATTGACATTACGTTTAACAGAATGATCGAAGCTAATTTAGTGCCACCTGCACCAGAAGAGTTGCAAGGTATGGAACTAAACGTAGAATTTGTATCTATGTTGGCACAAGCACAACGTGCAATTGGTACAAATAGTGTAGATAGATATGTCAATAATATGGGTATGGTTGCCCAAATGAAACCTGATGTATTGGATAAATTTGATTCTGATGCATGGGCTGATGGTTATGCTGATATGTTGGGTGTAGATCCATCGTTAATAGTTGCAGGGCCACAGGTTGCTAAGATACGTCAGGCAAGAGCGCAAGCGCAACAGGCAATGGCACAACAAGAAGCACAAAATCAAGCTGCTGAAAATATGTCAAAGTTAGGTAAAGTAGATGCAGGTAATGCTATGGACATGATGAACCAATTTAGCGGTTACAATTCACCATCACCATTGGAGGTATAAATGGATTTAATTGATTTACAAAAAGACCCACAGCCTATTGATAGCAATGAAATGTATGACGAACCAATGTATAGCTACGGTTTGTGCATATCATTAGGTAGGGAAGAGCTAGAAAAATTAGGTATAGAAAAGTTACCAGAAGCAGGTAGCGATATGATGATAAAAGCTATAACTTATGTGAAAACAGTTAGAGAAAGTAAAGAAAAAGATGGTGTCGAACAGAATGTAGAACTACAAATAACTGCAATGGGTATAGAACCATTTGACAAGAGTGGTGATCAGGCTGATGCATTGTATGGTGAGAAGGCATCTGCACCACCAAAGGCAGCACCTGTTGCTGATACCTCAACTCTTTTATCATAGGAATTTATTATGGAAAATCCAAATTTTACAAAGATGTCTCCTGACTACAAAAAAAGTTTTAGGAAAATGATAGAGCAAGATAGACAAGAAAAAGAAAAGAAAAAGCAACAAAAATTAATAGAAGAAGCTAACAAAAAAGCACAGCAACAAGCAAAAAAAGAACAAGAAAAATTAAAAAAATTATATAATAAATCTAAAATGAATTAATTATGAGCTTATACGAAAACATCCACGCAAAACGTAAAAGAATTAAAGACGGCTCTGGTGAAAAAATGCGTAAAAAAGGTCAAAAAGGTGCGCCAACTGATAAACAATTTAAACAAGCGAAAAGAACTAGTAAAGAAGAGATGGCTAAAAAGCTATATGGCGGTTAGGTGTGACCGTAACACCGTGGTGACTAGATATATTAGAGCATGAGCGAATACAATCCTCTCGATCTTAAAAGTCAACAGAAATCTAAAGACAATAAAAAGTCCGAAGAAAGAATTGACCGACAGAACGAAGAATCGGATATAAAATGGCTCATGAGCAGCAAGAGGGGTCGCAGATTAATCTGGAGACTTCTGGAACAAGCAGGTGTATTTCGATCATCGTTCAACACCAACGCAATGGCAATGTCATTTAGCGAAGGTAACAGAAACTATGGTTTGCAAATCCTTAACTTAATCCACACTCTCTGCCCAGAACTATATCCGACAATGATCAAGGAGCAAAAAAATGTCAGAGATGCTGATGACAGAAGCCAACCAAACAAATGAAGGCAACACGCAGCAATCAGTAGATAATGCTACTAGTGAGCAAACTACTGACACACAGCAGCAAGCTGAAAATGTGCAGAATCAACAAGTTTCGGATGAGACCGCTGTTGAAAGTGAAACTAGCGATCAGGTAGCTGTAGAAGGCGCACCTGAGACATACGAGTTTAATAGACAGGTGGCTGACGCACCTCAAGAACTCGACCCCGAAGTTATTACTGCTTTCGGTGAAGTCGCTAAAGATCTTAACCTGCCACAAGAAGCTGCACAAAAGGTATTAGACAAGGTAGCCCCTGTCATACAAGCCAGACAAGCCAAGGCAATAGAAGAAGTAAAAGTAAATTGGGCAAATGATTCACAAGCCGATAAAGAATTTGGCGGTGAAAATTTTGACTCTAATCTTACTGTTGCTAAATCTGCACTTGATACGTTTGGTAATGATGCCTTGAAGTCGCTGCTAGCAGAAACAGGCTTTGGAAATCATCCTGAGATAATCAGGTTTATGTACAGAGCAGGTCAGGCAATTAGTGAAGATAGTTATGTTGGTAATTCCGAAGGTGCTAAAGGTAATAGTATCCCCAAAGATTTTAACGGCATAGCAAACGCACTATATTCTAATCAGCAAAATTAAGTCAGGAGTTATTAATGGCTACACTTTCAAATTCAAATTTAACCCTAGCGGATTGGGCAAAACGAAGCGACCCAGACGGTAGAGTTCCAATCGTTGCAGAACTGTTATCACAGTCAAACGAAATACTAGATGACTGCGTTTTTAAGGAAGGTAATTTACCTACTGGTGAACGTGTAGTTATCAGAACAGGACTACCCGGAGTTTATTGGAGAGCATTAAACCAAGGTATTCCATCAACTAAGTCAACAACAGCACAGATCGATGAAGCTTGTGGAATTCTAGAAGCAAGATCTGAAGTTGATAAAGACTTAGCAATGTTAAATGGTAACACTGCACAATTCCGTCTATCTGAAGACACTGCTTTCTTGGAAGCAATGAACCAGACTCAGGCAGAAACAATGTTTTACGGTAATCCCGGAACAGATCCTAAAAAGTTTCTAGGTCTAGCACCAAGATACGGTGATCTTTCAGCGGATAACGCAGTTAACATCCTTAGTGCAGGTGGATCAGGTTCTGATAATGCTTCTGTATATCTAGTAGTTTGGGGTGATAATACTGTTTATTGTCCTTTCCCTAAAGGATCTAAGGCAGGTTTAACACACGAAGATCTAGGCGAACAAACTGTTTACAACAGTGACGGTACAAGGCTACAAGCTTTTGCTACTCGTTACCAGTGGAAGAATGGTTTGGTTGTAAAAGATTGGAGATACGTTGTTCGTATTTGTAACATTGACATTTCAGACCTTTTAGGAAGTACTGGAACTCAAGCATCCACTACATCTACTGCTCTTATCAAACTAATGGCTAGAGCATTGTACAGAATTCCTAATATGGCTATGGGAAGAGCAGCGTTCTACATGAACAGAACTGTTCACTCAGGTTTATCAATTGCAGCAATGGACAAATCACAGTCTGTTTTAGCAATCCAAGAAGGTTTATCACAGTTTGGATCAGCACAAAGCTACTTATCATTCTTAGGTGTTCCTCTAAGAAGAGTAGATGCGCTAATCAATACCGAAGCTGCGGTAAGTTAACCCATTTATTATTAAAGGAGATTTAAAATGATTACAGATTCATTGCTCAGAGTGAGCGAAGATCAAGCACTTACTACAACTGCTGTTTCTACAAACACTGTTGATTTAAGTGTTGCTAGAGACATGGGTGAAGGTACTGCTTTATACATGAACTTTGCCGTTACTACTGCATTAGCAAATGGTACAAGTGTAAAGTTTGAAGTTATTACCAGTGCAAGTGCAAACTTGGGAAGTCCTACTGTTATTGGCAGCAGCGATGCTATTCTTACAGCAGCACTTACAGTTGGTAAAAACGTAGTAGTACGTTTAAACCCAGAAATTGCTGGCAAAGGTCAAAGATACCTTGGTGCTAGATACACAATCGCTGGTACTTTTAACGCTGGTAAAGTTACTGCTGATATAGTAGAAACAATCGGTGACGGTAGAAAGTTCTATGCTTCTGGCTTTACCGTAGCTTAAATTAAAAATGACTTATGCCTATTTACAAAGCTAAAATCAAGTGTTTCGTTGGTCAATCATTACGAGAGATTGGCGAAGAATTTGAGTATAACGGAGAATTTTGCAAACATCTTGAATTAATTAGTGGTGCTGAACCTCAGACACCTGTAGCGTCTACTACACCTGTAAAAGCTGAAGTAAAGACA